AGTTCCTTGCGGCCCTGCAAGCGCGGTATTTCGATAACTTCCGTTGGTAAACGGCCAAGACCAAGGCCGAATCCAGTTGCCCGCTTGGTCGCGAATATAAAGGCGGTTGTTCGTCGTGTCGTAATAATAGCCCGGATACGGGAAGGACTGCGAATTGTTGTCGAATCGCACGGCCTGCGCGTTGGAAAGCATCGCGCCGCAAACAAGCGGCGACGGATATTCACCGGGCCGCGCATACGGAAAGAACTTGCCGACGTAAAAATGTTCATAAACCGGCGTACCGACTTTGAAGCATCCGACGATTCGTTGGGCGTTGGCCGTTATGAAATACGTAATTGCGTTATTGTGGGCAGGCGTTGCGCTAAACTGCGCGCCGGGTTGTGTTTCGAAAGTGTTTCCGCTTACGTAACCGACGAAAGTTCCGCAATTGATATTGTAATAATCGCCCCCGACGCTGTGATAACACTTAAACCCTACAAAGATTTCATCAAGCCCGGACAAACCAACGCCTTTCAAAATCAATTCGCGGTCAAGTCCGGTTGATACGTAACGAAGCGTCGTCCATCCGTTCGCTTCGGCCAGCGTTTTGATAATTGCCAAAACTTGATAATGGCAATCGTCGCCGCCGCCTTTTGTAACTGTTCCAATTGCGTAACCCATTTATTTAACTCCGACGATTTTTGCGACGGTGCCGCCGTTTTGTTCGATAGTTTCCAGAATGAAAGCCCGGCCTTCCGCAGATTTAAGCCCGGCCAAGGCCGCTTCTTTCGATTGTACGACAACGGCGCTAAAAGGTACATTGACAACCGGCGCGGGCGCGGGTTCGGAATTGCCGCCCCTGCCCACACTAGCCGCCATTGCCTGTTCATCGTTGCGCTGAACACTGGCCGCGCCCGTTTGCAGGGCTTGAAGGTCTGCAACGCCAATGCGGTTGGTTGCCGATGCGTTCATAACGAATTCTTGGCCGTGTACGACGCCCGCGACTTCGTTTACGCCCATTGACCCGGTAAAACCGCCCGACTTAAACCCGGTATTCTGCGACCGGATTTGCTGAACGTGCGCCAAGCCTGCGGCAATTGCAGCCGCAGCCGCCGCCGCGCCCAACGCCGGGCCGACGTAAGGAATCGACGCCATCGCGGCATAAGCCGACGTTGCCGATTGATACGTATTAATCATCGCTTGCGCGATTGCTGCGGCCTTCCCTACCGCCGCCATTTTCTTATTTCCCGACTGTTGAAGCGCGGCCAAGTTTCCGAAGAAACTACTTGCCGAATTCAAGTACAGGTTTTGCCGCTGCAATTCAAGTTGCATACTTGCGGCGGCGTATTCTTGGTCGCTAATCAAACGCTGTTCGTTCAGCATTTTAAGCTGTTCGACGTAAGTTTGATATTGCGCCAATTGCGCGTTAAGCTGCGTTTGAAAGTTCGTTGTATCAATACCCATGCCTTGCAACATGCTGTTAGTTGCTTCGGCTTGGTCGCCTGCGTTGAAACCGCTTCCGCTGTTGTTGCGCAAGTTCTGAATTGCTTTAAGTTGGTCGATAAACTGTTGGCGCTTGTTTACGCTGGCGTCCAACAACGACGCTTCTTGCTGCGAAACGGCGTTTACTTGCTGAATAAGCAACAGCTTTTCGCGAAGCTGCGCCAATTCGGTTTCGTTTAGAACGATGCCCTTTGCAAGCAAATCGTTCTGAACTTGCATAATCTGCTGTTCGATTTCGCGTTGCTTCGGCAGCATTTGCAAAAGCTGCAATTGCTGTTCAAGGTCGCGGTTATACTGCCGCAACGGGTCTTGCGAATTTGCGTAAGCTTCCGACGCCTTCGTTACTGCGCGGGCGTGCTGTTCCTGCGTAATTGCGCCCATTTGAAGAAGCTTGTTCGCCGCTTCCTGCGAAGCGTTGTATTCCTTCAACGGGTTAACAGCTTCGGCGTAAATTGCGTCGAACTGGCGTTGAACTTCGGTCGCGTCTTGAACGGCCTTAATCTTCGCTTTGATTGCTTCGGCTTCTTCCGACGTAAGCTTAATCTTTTTCTGAATCAAGCTTTCTTCGATTTGGTCGAACTTCGCTTGCGCTTCGCGCTGCGGTTGAAGCTGGAACATACGCGCCAATTCGTTATCAAGCTGCGTATTGATTTTTTCCATTGCCAGCGCGCGACGTTCCGCAGCCTTCGCCGCGTTCGCGTCGGTAGCCCCGGCAAGCTGCGACGCGCCAGACCCGCGAAGCTGCGCGCTTCCTGCGGCCCGGCGTTGCGCGCCGATTTGCTGCGAACGGTCGAAAAGGCCGTTCAACAGGTTTTGCATTGCGCCGCCTTGGCTGTTAAATCCGTCTTCCAGCGATTGCGCCCAAAGCTTGCCCCAAGATTCGAATTCGGTTTGGCCTGCGCTGCCCATGCGTTCAAATTGGACAAGTTCGTAAGCCGACTTACCGACCATCGCGCGAAGCTTGTTCGCGGCTTCAATGGCTTTATTCGTTACGTTTTCAATCCAACCCGCGACAACGTTGTAAGCGTTTGCGATTCCGTTTTGAACCGAAATAACAACTTCGGCCATTGCACGGCCTGCGAACGTTGCGGCCCCGGTCAAAAGCCCGGCGATTGCGTCAAGAACTTTTGCGGCGTTTTCCAGCGCACCGGCCCAACCTGTACGGTTGGTTTGAAAGAATGCGGCGTAACTGTCCGACCAAGAAGAAGTCGAATCGTCAACGTTCGAAGTAATTTCGCCAAGGGCTGCGCTTGCGAAGTCGCTAAGTTCTGCCCACAATTGCGACGCGATGGTTTTAACGTCGTCGATTGCTTGGCCGATGCCTTCAAAGGTCGCGCGGAAGAAATCGCCCAACGTCGTAACGTCGTCGATTCCCAAGTTAATTTCGTCGCGGAAAAGCGTTAGATACGCAATTGCAGTCGAAAGCGCGACGACGATAAGGCCAATCGGGTTCGAAGCAAGCGCCAGCGTAAAGGCTTTTACCGCAGCCGTCGCACCGGCCAGCGCACCAACCAACGGGGCACCGAAGGCGACAAGCAATGCGACGCCAAGCCCTGCGACAATAACGGCAACCGTCTTCAAGTTTTCGCCAAGCCAAAGAATCGCGCGCGAAAGCCCGGCAGTAAAGCCGGTCGCTTTGTTCAATTCGCCGAAGAACTGAATTGCGTTGTTGCGAAGAACCGTCAAGCTTTGGCCGATTGTGGGCGTCGTCTTGTTAAAAGTTGCGTCTACTTGGTCTTGTATAAGCTTGAAAGCTTCAAACAGAACTTCGGAAGTAATTTTACCTTCGGTCGAAAGTTCCTTAACGCGGTTGATTGGAACGTTAAGCGCCTTCGCTACTGCGTCCAAAACGATTGGCATATTTTCCGAAACGGCGCGGAATTCGTCGCCTTGCAACTTACCGGCGTTAAAGCCCTGCGAAAGCTGCAACAAAGCCGACGACGCTTCTTGCGCTGTTGCACCGGAAACAATCAAAGCCTTGTTAATGGTTTCGGTCATTCGCAACGAATCTTCTTGCGACTTACCCATAAACGCCAAGGCACGGTCGAAGCGTGTAAACGCTGTCGCCGTTTCTTCAATACCCGCGCGCGTGCGGTTCGACAGTTCGAAAAGTTCGTTCGTAAGCGTGTTAACTTGTTCTTGCGACTTCGTTACGTTCTGCAACTTGTTTTGAAGCGTAACGTATGCGTCGGCGCTTGCAAGAATTGCGTTCGCCGAAATGGTTACGCCAAGAATTCCGGCAGCGGTTCGAATGTATCCGCCAAGGGCCGAAGTCGCGTTGCGGGTCGAATTGGCGGCCCGGTCTTGCGCCTGTTGCAGCCGCAGGGCGGCAAGGGCGGCCCGGTCGTTCGCTGCCGCCGCGTTGGCCGTCTGAACGGCTGTCCGCTGCTGTTCTGTCGCTAGGCGCTGCGCGGCTGTCGCCGTCTGCTGTTGGGCCGTCTGCGTGCGCTGCGTGGCCGTGGCAAGGTTGGCTTGCGCCGTGGCCCCTTGGGTCGCAGCCGTGGCGACGCGCGTTTGGGCTGCGGCGGCCTGCGCTGCGGCTGTTGCGGTGCGCTGCTGTTCGGTTGCCAGCCGTTGCGCGGCAAGCGCGCCTTGTTGAAGCTGGCGCGTTGCGCTGGCCGATGCGTTGATAAGCTGCGACAAGCCGCCGACGTTGATTGCCGAAAGCTGCGTTTGAAGGTTCTTAACTGCGGCGTCGGCGTTGCGGGCTTCGCTGGCAATTGTGCGAAGCTTCGTCGAAATGGACGGCGAAACTTTGTCTTGAACCTTAATTTCTATGTTTTCGTCGGCCATTTCTTCTAATCCTTAATCTTGAACTTCTTACGCATTTTGCGACCAATCAAAACGGCGCGTTCGACGAACCCCGCCGGGGCTTGTGCCGAATAACCGTCGTTCAGCCTGCGGATATACGGAAGGTTGTTCGTAATAAATATCGCTTGGCCGGGCTTCTTGTTTCGTAAAACAAGCTTCGCAGAATTCAACGTTTCAGCCGCCGAAGCGCGTTGCGTTGAACCCTGCGAACCCGGAAAATGCGGCTTGATTTGTTGACCCGACGGACTTTCTAGCGTTACAATCCAGTTCGACAAAGCTTGCGAAGTATCTACGGGCGTTTTGTACGCCAAGTCGCCCACAATAGCCAAAGCGGTATCGACGGCGTTTTGTGACGCCGCTTCGTCTATTGCCTTCGCTTTCTTTTCCAGCCTATCGGCTAGGTCTAGCAGGCTTTTTGCCATTCGATGCCGCCGCTTTCTGTTTGTCCGCTAGTTTCTTCAAGTGTTCCGAATCAAGCTTTCGCATAAAGTAAAACAAGTCTTCGGTTTGTTCTTCGTCAAACTCGAAAGCCCTTGCGTAAGCCGCCATACTTGTCCAAGGTATCGGCGTTAAACCGTTGCCGTGCGACCGTTCGCTATCTAGGTCGAAGAAGGCTTGCAAATACAACTGCAAGCCTACTTCAAGTTCTGGCGCGTTCGCGATGCGTTCGGGTAACGGTTGCCCCGCGCGCATCGCTTGCTTTGCTATCGCCTGTTCGTGTGGGCCAAGTTCCAACAGGTGCGCCAAAACTTCGGTTAGTTTTTTGCTTCGGCTTCCAAAGCGTTATCGCGGAAGTTCGAAGCCAACTTGGCTTCTTCCTGCAAACGTTCGTAAACGTCCGGCAGTTCAGTAAGAAGCGAAATTGCGGCGTCCTTCGAATACGCAATTTCCTTGCCGTCTTCGCCCTGAACGTTCTTCCAGCCGCGCAACACGGTATCGACGAACACGCCCATAAACAGCGATTCGGCGACTTCGTTTTTCAGCGTGCCAAGTTCGACTTGACGGCGATAAGGACGGGTCGCCGCGTCAAGTGCCTTTGAATACGCCTTGTTCGATTTGCCCATGCGGGAAATAACGAAAGTCGGAACGCTGCCGTCGTCGTTCTGCGCTTCGGGAAATTCGATTTCGACGCCTTCGGCTTCCTTGGTCGAATTCGTTTTGAATTGCTTAAACAGTCCAGACATTTGATTTACTCCGATTGAATGAAGAAAGGGCCGGTATTACCCGGCCCTTTGAGTTTACCGCAATTAGTCCGGCATTGCCAGATTCGGCAGATAAGAAAACACTTCGTACAGCATCGTATAGCCGTTCGCGTTTTCTGCGCCTGCGGGTTCCAGCGGAACGGTAATCGGCGCGTCTTTTTCGACGTTCAGACGACCGCCGCCCAAACCAAGCAACGGAATATCGAACACGAAACCGGCGTTCTTGGCCGCACTGATTACCGACAAACCAACGTCGGCGTTCGCGCGAACAGCCTTAACCGCTGCGACGGTCGTAAAGTAAGCGGTAATCGAACCGCCGACTTCGAAGTTACCCGCCGAAGTATCGAACGCGCCCAACACGCCGACCGCCTTGTTCGGCGTAACGTTGTTGTTAATCGAAACGTTCGCTTCGGAAACGTAGCCGAACAGGGCGGCGGGGTTCGACGACGCGGCGTCGTGAACGGCCATCTTGATTCGGTAAACGTCCGAAGAAGTGTTGTAAGCGTCTTCGCCGGGCGCAGGCACGCGGGTTCCGGCTTTCTGTTCGTCGCCGGGGTCGCCGCTGCGGTAAGTGTTGTCGCACGCAACAAACGAAAGGTCGGCGTTCAGCTTGTCGGCCTGCGGAATGTTCAACGTAAATTCGTTCGGTACTGCGCCTTCCAGATATTCGCACTGCGTACCGTTCAAACCTTCGCCCAAGGTGCGTTCGATTTGATACGAACGACGCTTGATAAGTGCCAGGGTCTTTTCGTTCTTGATAACAGTTCCGACGAAAAGACGAATCGACTTGCCGGTTCCGGTTTCGTTGGCCGCCTGCCAAGTCACGTCGTCGAAAACAAGCGCCTTCGCTGCAACCGACTTAATGCGGGCATAGCCCACATTATTAGCGAAGCGGTTTGCCGTCGCATCGCCGCCGACGAAGACCCAACGACCGGGGAACAGTTCGGGCATGGTCGTAAAGTCGCCAGCGGTAACGATAAGCGAAACGACGTTGCCAGTTACGGCAATGTTCGCGTCTGCGGCGGCAAGCTGGCGACCGACGCATTCCAGCTTCG